GGCCTATAGGCTTTTAGGATGGTTGTTTTAACCTCATTTTTCCTCTGAGGAACACTTTAAGTAGGTAGTCATCGACATCACCTTCGCATACGCGATTTAACCTTAAAGAGATCACGAACGTTAATTTGTGTCTCGTTCTAGAGCCATTTTGGTAACAGGGATCAACTCGGGCATATTGCCTTTTATTGTTAATATGTTACATAAAATTTACAAACGACTCAAAAGCATTGTTTTAGATATTAGTGCTTCCGGCTGTGCTATTAGCACACGCGATTATCATAATTCTTCTATCGTGACGGCTTCAGGAAAAGATTTCAAGAAACCTGACAGGGATAGACTCATCCAAGCTTCCATAGGTATTAAGCCTAAAAGACTTAAAACTAAGAGTTCCAAAGGTAATAAAAAGGGTAAAGAGACCTCAAAGGTCCCGACGTCCGGTTACATAGGTAAAACTAGATTCGATATCTATTTTCCAATGTTCAAACAGATAGTGGCACAAATTTGCGACACTCCTGTTTCAACCCTTCTCGACAAAACTGTCGAGGCTCATGATAAATATATCACTCATCATGGAGTCGTGGAAGGTACGGCAAAATGGAAAGCAATTACGCTTTACGCTACCGGGCTTCTCGAGGGACGGACTGTAACAAACCCAGGTTGGGTTAGCACAGGGAGAACCGATAAATGGCCAAATGTATTAGGTCATTTACGTCCGTTATATCACTTCATTAAAGACAATGTCGTTAATGAAGCTGAAGGAAAACGAATTACGGAAGTAAGACGTATCCTATTGATTCTTTTCAAACTCAATAGAGTATGCAAAGCTAACAATGAAATTGACCTAACGAAAGCTAGGGCAAAATTCAAGTTAGAACCGGAACTAATGTCTCATTTCGAGCAATTTGCGCGAAATACATTAGGTGCCATCCGTGAGGAAATAACCCCAACGGATCTCTCCTTTAATTTCTACCTGAGTCCTAATAGAGGGCCAAACGGCGTTCCAATGCAGGATTCTGCATTAGCCGAAGCGGCAGCGCTTAGTAAAGATACTAGACTGGGCAAAGCCTTCAAAGATCTATGTTTCCTAACAGGAAATCTTAAGTTCTTTGAATATTTTAGCTTATCAGCTAAAAGAATATCAGGCTTAGAGAGTCATCTTCCTTCTATAAAATTAAGGAAAATAACCTCAATAGCCGATAAGGGTAATCGGAGTCGTATAATCGCAATTTGCGATTTATGGACCCAATCTGCCTTGTCATCGTTCGAACGTGTAGTGATAAGAGTAACCGATAAAATTTTCGGTGAAAATTGTTGCTACTTTTCTCATAGTGAAGGTTGGGCAAGAATTATGGCTCAACCTTCGGAGACTCAGGACAAGCTAGTATCGATTGATGCTAGCGAGTGGACTGATAATCTCCCAGCTTCATTACAATATATTGTTATGAAGTCACTATTTGGACAGAAGATAGCTAACGCCTGGAAGGTATTAGCCGTCGACTGCGATTGGTTTGTACCCCACCTACCGCGCCCATTTAGATATGGGAAGGGTCAAGGTATGGGTACAAAGGGAAGTTTCGCGATTGCGCAACTTACCGACCTAATCTTCGTAAGGTTTCTGCTCGAAAAGCATTACCCTGAAGTTTCATCTCCCTTCTTTATAAAGGTAGGGGATGACCTAGTCGTATTCGATCCCGCGCATAAACTTGCGGGCGAATATGAGCGAATAGGGGTCCCGGTCAATATAGCCAAATCGAAGTTCAAAACTCCTTATGGCTCGTTCGTAGAATTCGTATCGAGAAATGCTTGGAATGGTAAAGACTATTCCATAATTTCACCTGCGCTCATCCCGAAATTTATCAAGGATGACTTCTATGCGGCTACGCTATACTACCATGTAGTAGAACGTAGTACGGGAATATTAACCGATTTTCATAAACTAATGCTCATGAAAAGGGCTTACCTTCAATCCAAAAAGAATTTCAATTTGGAGGTATTCCAGGAAAGATATGATCGTATTATGAGAATAATAGCGATCGTCGGCTACGTAGATGGGAAACCGCTATATAGCAGTGACCAATCTCCGTGGCGCCATACTCCTAAAGAAGAAATATTGAACTTCTTAGAAATATGGTTGAACGTTATCTTGGGTGAGATCCTCTATAAAATCTTATATGACTTTATGGAGGAGAGTAC